GATTCTGAAATATTAGAAAAAATGGTGTCAAATTTTAAATTTGACACCATAACAGTTACAGAGCGTCAGGCTCAAAAACGTAAAAGGCTAAAAGAAAAACTCAAAAAGCAACCAATGATATCAGATTATTCATTAAGAGCAGCTTCAGGGAGAAGATAAAAAGACTCTTCGGGGCGGGGTCGAAACTAAAACGGGGCAATGAAATTTCCTTTCTTATTCATTGCCCCGTTTTTATAAATTTTTAAATAAAGCAAAGGATTAAGAAATTGTGTGTCAAACTACGATTTACAAAAAGCTGAATTATTACTTTCTCAAGGTAAAAAATTAAAATTTGTATCTGAAGAATTAAAAATCCCTTATTCTTATTTGGCAAAGCTTTCTTGTCAAAAAGGATGGTCAAAAAAAGGGAAAGAAACAGTAAAAAAAATAGTAAAAAAAACCGTTGAAAAAACTATCGAAAAAGCTTCAGAAAAAAACAGCGATAAAGTAGCAAATTACCTTGAAATTAATAGTAAAGCTAAAGGCGCACTTGAAGAGTATTTCAACAATGGTGATTATAAAAAAGCAGTAGTAAAAACAAAAAAACCTTTTTTGGATAAGGAAGGTAAGCCGGTATTGGACGGCAAAGGTCATGCAATAATGGTGGAAACCATTGAAATTGTTGATACTCCTTATGTTGATCCTGTAGCTCTCCGGCATGCGATTGAAGGATTAAAAACCACAAACCTTACTGATAGATTGAATAAAGGTCTTATTACTAAGCTTGAGCAAGAGAAATTAGATCTTGAACGCCAAAGGCTTGAACTTGAAAAGAAAAAGAACGAGCCTGCCGCAGAGCCTGAAATAGAAGACGACGGATTTATAGATGCATTAACTCCTCATTTAACTGAAATATGGCAAGACCATGAAGATAATTAAAAGAATAGTCAAATTTGTAGCATTTAAATTTAAGCCGTTTTCGTTAAAACAAAAAAAAATCTTAAGTTGGTGGTTTCCCACAAGCCCTGTAAAGGACAAAGACGGTATTATTGCCGATGGTGCAATCCGATCGGGTAAAACCTTATCGATGGCCTTTTCCTTCGTAATGTGGGCGATGCATACTTTTGACATTCAGAATTTTGCAATGTGCGGCAAAACAGTGGGATCTTTCAGGCGAAATGTTATTCCTTGGTTAAAATTAATTTTATGGGGAAGAGGTTATAAGGTCTATGACCTGAAAACAGAAAACCTTATAACTATAAGCAAAAATAATAAAGTTAATTATTTTTATATTTTTGGTGGGAAAGATGAAGGCTCGCAAAATCTCATTCAAGGGATAACTCTGGCGGGAGTTCTATTTGACGAAGTCGCTCTCATGCCAGAAAGCTTTGTAAACCAAGCAACTGCAAGATGTTCGGTTGACGGCTCAAAATTCTGGTTTAACTGCAATCCCGAAAATCCTTTACACTGGTTTAAAGTAAACTGGATTGATAAATTAAAACAAAAAAATATATTATATCTCCATTTCACAATGGACGATAATCTCTCACTTTCAGAGAAAATCAAAGAAAGATATAGAAACAGTTATTTTGGTGTTTTTTACGATAGATTTATTCGTGGTATCTGGGTTGTTGACGAAGGCGTTATCTATAGAATGTTCAATGACAGCATGTTATTTGATGAATTGAGATTTTGGACTACTGACGATAATACACGTGTCCCTATTGATTACAAAAAATATATTGGCATTGATTATGGTACTGTCAACCCTATGGTCTTTTTGGAAGTTTGTGATGATGGAAAAGATTTGTGGGCAACACGTTTATATTATTACGATAGCAAGCAACAACAAAGGCAAAAAACTGACGCTCAATATGCTGATGATTTTGAGGAATTCTGCCCTGACAAAAAAATATCTATTGTAATCGCCCCCTCAGCTGCAAGTTTTAAGACTGAATTAAAAGCCAGAGGCTATTTTATCAAAGATGCAAATAATGAAGTAGATGAAGGTATTAAATGGGTTGCTTCGATGTTCGGAAAGGGGCATCTCAAAATATGTAGAAATTTAAAAGAGCTTGTCAATGAACTCAGTGTTTATAGGTGGAATGAGAAGAAAGCCTTGGTAGGAATCGAAGAACCTTTAAAACAATTTGACCATTGTTTAGATGCTCTCAGATACATTATCAGGACATTAATGAATAAATTTAGGATATTTAATGCGTAAATTGGCTATAGTGGGCTCTGCACGAAGCACAAAAGACAAAGCGCCATGGGATGATGATAGTTTTGATATCTGGCATTTTAACCACGGTTATCAAAACATTCCGAGATTTACAAAGTGGTTTGATATCCATTCTGAAGAAACAATCCGCTTGCATCCTGATTATTTCCAGTTTCTCAAAGAAAATCAGAAAAATGTTTATTTGGCTGCACCGATAAAAGAACTTCCTAAAGCGACTCTTTATCCCAAAAAAGAAATAATGGCTAAATATGGAAGCTTCTTCACAAATTCGGCGAGCAGCCAGCTCGCCTTAGCAATTGAACAGGGCTATAAAGAAATACATATTTACGGCATAGACCTCCATAATAAGAGCGAATATGCCTATCAAAAGCCATCTTTTATGTATTTATTAGGCATTGCAGTGGGAAAAGCAATCAAGATAGTTATCCCGTATGGCTCAAAACTTTTTGATAAAGAATATTTGTATTGGTTAAGGTAAAAAATGGCTACTAAAAAAAGTAAAAAAAATAAATATGTTGCCGATAGTTTTGCCAATCAAATGGCAAATCTGGGGCTAGGCTCTTCTTCAAAACTTGAAGGCACGCAGTATCTGAGAACCCGACTAACAAAAAACTTCAATCTTTTAACGACTCTGTACCGGAACAGCTGGATTACTAAAAGAATTATAAATACAGTCGCTACCGATATGACCAAAAACGGCATCAAGATTAACAGCGACTTAAAACCTGAAGAGCTCGACAAAATAACCCGTGCTATTGGGAGAACAAAACTACAAAGCCAACTCAAAGAAGCTGTTTCATGGGGCAGGCTTTACGGCGGAGCAGGCGCAATTATCCTCCTTAAAGGTCAGGATGATATACTTGACAAACCTATTGATTATGACGCTATTCTTCCCGGCGATTATGCCGGATTATTAGTATTTGACAGATGGTCAGGTATCTACCCTCTTAATGGCGAGTATGTTGAAGATATTGAAAGTGTCGACTTCGGGTTGCCAAAATATTATCAAGTTCAAACCGACAGACAAGGCGCTTTAAAAGTACATCACAGCAGAGTTTTAAGATTTATCGGTGATGAGCTGCCACGGTGGGAAAAAACTTCTGAAATGGACTGGGGCGCTTCTGTGATGGAAGCTGTTTTTGACGAGCTGAAAAAGCGAGACAATACCAGTTGGAACATAGCACAACTTATGTTTATGGCGCATACCAAAGTCCGCAAAATCGACAGCCTCAGGCAGATAATGCAGCAAGGAAATGAAGCAGCGCAAGCAGACCTTTATAATACTTTGCAAGCCCAAAACGCTTTATTGTCAAATACTGGTACTCAAGTAATTGATGCCGAGGATGATTATAATGCAATTTCCTATACTTTCAGTGGCATAAATGATGTTTACGAATGTTTCATGATGGATGTTTGCGGAGCTTCCGGCATTCCAATGACAAAACTTTACGGTAGGAGTCCCGCCGGGTTAAATGCCACGGGAGACAGCGACCTACAAAATTATTACGAAATGATTAAAGAAAAACAGGAAGATCATCTCAGATTGCCTTACGAAAAAGTATTGCCAATCATCTGTATGTCTGAATTAGGGTTTATTCCTGATGATTTAGAGCATGATTTCAATCCCGTTGAAGTTGTCAGAGAAGACGCTCAGGCTGATATTGTAGGCAAGAAAACCGATAGTATTGTAAAAGCTCTTGAATCGGGCATTATTAGTCCGAGAATAGCAGGTCAGGAACTCAAGCAAATGTCGGATTCAACCGGCATGTTTAGCAATCTGACTGACGAATTTATTGAAACACTGAGCGAGGAAGTGCAGGGCTTCAATCTTCCTGATTATGGAAATTTACCAGATTTAAACCCTGAAGAAAATAATAAAGAAGAAACTTAAAGGGCTATTTGTCAAGCCCTTTAAGTTTCTTCCAGTATTCTTCAAGTTTTTGTTTTTCTTCGAGTGTACAGCGTTTGTAAAAAACTTCATCACCCTGCTTAGGGCGACCTCCGCCACGCCAACCGCCACGTCCTGAATTAGTTGCCATAACTACAACCCTCTATTGCGTTCCATTTGTCCACTTTTACGGCGAAGGCTCTTTGTCCATTTCCACAAATTTCGTATTTTATTCCAGTAATGTTGGTTTCATATTGAAATGACAAACCAAAATTTACGCCCAGTTCTTCCGTAAGCTGAGAAGCGTTTACTATACGAAAACTTCCACGGTCTGTTTCTAATCTTTCGCTCATCTTTAACCTTTCATCTTATCTTATAATCTACCGCTGGAGCGAGTTTAAAAACTCGCATTACTCATAATTAATTGATTTAATCTATAAGCTTCTCTTTGTTCTTTTGCTGTCATAATTATTGTCTTAAACCCTCTGACAACATATCTGGTTCTTTTTGTATCTCTTGGAAGTTTAGCTCTGTATTGTTCAGCTTCTTCTTTGTTTTGGCTTTCAAACAGGATATCGTAAGTATAACCTTCTGTTTCGCTTTTGTATTCTTTTTGTACTCTGTAGTTAGTCATTTAGTTCTCCTTTGTTTGTCTACTATTTAATAATAACATATATTATAGTTTTTGCAAGCGAAAACAAATAAATACATTAAGTATATTACAAAATTGTTACATAATAGCTTGAGTTAAAATAAAATGTTTGACCCTCAAAAACAGATAGACCGAGCCCAGAAAGCTTATAGAAAGTCATTACAGGGTTTTATCAACGAATTATACAAAGAAATTCCTTCAATCGATGAGGATAATTATAAAGAAGTTGCTTCAATAATTAAAGGACTGGGCAAAAACAAGAAATTTGTTGAATATTCGGAATTATTAGCCACAAAAATTGTTGATGTCATTAATTGCGAAAGTCAACAGCAATGGGATAAAGCAACACGAGAACTTAAAGTATCTCAGGAAATATCAAAAGCGTTAAAAGAAGAATACCCTTTAATTAAAGAACGCCATGAGCTTTTAATTAGCCAAAACATACAAGTTATTAAGGATATTCCCGATAACATTGCCGATATGTTCACACAGCATACAAAAGATGCCATTTTATCAGGGCGTAGGACTGACAGTATTGTTAAAGAATTAAGAACCTATCTTCCTGAAGTTGCGAAATCAAGGATAGAATTGCATGCCAGAACGCAGTCTTCAATAGCTTATTCGGCTTTCACACAGGTAAGGGCGGAGGCGGTCGGGGCTAACTGGTATCAATGGAAAACTTCAAAAGATTCAAGAGTACGAAACTCTCATGAGCATATGGAAAATGTTTTAGTAAGGTTTGATGATCCGCCAAGCCCAGAGTTATTAATCGGCTTAAAATCACAAGGAAAATATAACGCTGGGGGGACATGGAATTGTCGTTGCTATCATGTTCCGGTAATTCTTATAAGTCAATTAACATTCCCGGCAAAAGTTCATATTAAAGGTCAATTAATTAAAATGAGTAAACTTCAATTCAAAAAGGTAGCGTAATGAGCTAATACATAAAAGCTTTAGAATCCGCAATGTCATTAGAAAATGACACGATAGGAAAGTATTTAGGGCTTATAAGTATTGCACCAAAAGAGGATATTTCTGTCTTATTGGTTTTAAAAATTAAATAAAGCCCTCTATCCTCATCCCCACGAGGTTAGGGGGGTGATTTTTGTAAGTGGGGTTTAAAGAATTAATAGACAAAAGGAGCAAAACGCTTTGAAATTCTTTTTTGGCAGTAAAATTTCTGACAATATAACTGAAACCCCTGAAGGTTACTTGATTTGTCATAACGTAAATCTTGCAAGAACGGGAGTGCAGCAATACAAACGGTCTGAAATTGGACTCGATGGCAACCCCAATGAATTAGTTAATGTATACAGATTGCCTGAAGAAGTTTCGAGCAAAGCCACTTTAGCAAGTTTTGAAGGAAAAACATTCACTAATAATCATCCCTATAAGCTTATAGATATTAACGATTCAAAAATTTATGACGTGGGCGATGTTGTAAATATAAGGTGGGAAGACCCTTTTATAGTCGGAGATATTATTGTTAAAGATCCGCAGGCAGCAACAAACATCCAAAATGGCAAACGTGAAATATCGGCAGGCTATTCATGCTTATGGGAGCCCTATAAAGACGGTTATACACAAAGAAACATAAGAGGAAATCACGTTGCCCTTGTCGACAAGGGCAGGGCTGGCGAGGAAGTCGCAATT